TTCAAGCCTCCTCCAAAAGGAGGCTTGAACCACATCTCAGCTCATAAGGGAATCCTGAATCTCAACAGACCCTAGTCCAGGTTCAGTCATCGCGAGTCTCCAGCAAATCGGTTTTGGTCATCGGCGCGGTTTGGAAACGGAGCCCTGGCAATGGCCCCGCCAATCGCCGGTGGGAGGAGTGTGTGTTGCCAGGCACACTCCTCCCCTTTAGGGGAGGTGAAAACGTGGAAATCATTGAAATCGTTGATGTTTTCGACCGTTGGCAACGCTTGGCAATGGCAACGGTGCCAAATGGCGATTTCCGTTTGAATTCAATCGGTTGATAGGATTTCCAAGCGGCCGATTCCTGGCAATTGCCAAATGGCAACGTGGCAATTGGCAACGCAGGCCACCCCTTCCGGATTTGGAAAGCAAAGGCTGGAAACGCTGGAAACGGAGCAGCCATGGGCATCAATCCTCCGCCTCGTCGGCGCCATGCACGAACTGCCCCACGCCGCGGGCGAACGGCCCCGTCGGGATGTCCAGCCACTTGTCCTCCTTGGATCCCGAAGCCATACCCTTGATCAACGCCGGAGGACGTCTGTTGAGCAGGTCCTGGATCATGTCCTGGAGGCGCTTACGGCCCATCTCGTGGAATGCAGACGGCAGTCGGTGTCGTTGCTGATAGACGCCAGAGCCGCCGGTGTGGGTGAAGGGATGGCCGTTCTCGGCCGCCCGCGCGATAGCTGCCACCAGGGTGTCGATGAGATCCTGTTCGGGGAGACGGCTTTCGCGCAGGCGCGGTGTCACGTCGACGAGAAGGCCGGTGGGCGCACGGAGGAAAGTGCGAATGGTCCGGTCGGCCGGTCCATTAGCCTTGACCACCGCTCCTTGAAACACCGCGTTGCGGGCGAAGGGCTCTTCGAGCGCCTTGAAGACGAAGCCTTGGTGTTCCTCGGGCGCGGGCCACAGGGCGTAGACCATGCGCACCCCGTCGACGATGGCGCTGGTGCCACGCACGGCGTCGCGGGCCTGCTCGACCGAGGCGATGGGCCGGTTACCCTGGGGCTTGCGCATGTGGTGGGCGACGATCACCGCCGCGCCGGTTTCGGTGGCGAGGCTTGCCAACAGGCCGGTGGCGAAACTGCCGGCGGCCGGATCCGAGGTGACGTCGGCATGGATGAACGAGGCCAGCGGGTCGAACACCACCAGCTTGAGATCGCGCAGCCTCATGATCTGGTCGCGCACCATGCGGAACTGGGGCGTGATCTCGGGTCCGTCCTTGCCGGACACCACCAGCGGGATCGGGCCGCCCGCGTTGGGCAGCGGCACCACGATCAGCCGTTCCGGCCGCTCAAGCCGCAATTCCTCGGGATCGAGCCGTTGTAGGCGGCGATGTACCTCACCCTGATCGTCCTCGGCGGTGAAGATGACGGCTGTGCCGAACGCACGCACCGGGCCGCCGAAGGCCATGGGTTCGGGGCTGACCGAGATGGACCGGGCCTTTCCCGTCGCCACCGACAGCGCCAGGTCGAGGGTCATCATGCCCTTGCCGGTGTCGCCCATGGCGGCCAGGATCGAAACCACGCCCCTGGGGAACGAACCCTCGACCAGGAAGCGCTGCTCGGGGGCGTCGCCTGAATAGCGGGTCGCATGCCAGTCTGCGAGATCGAGGGACGCCTTCTCCGGTCGGATGGCCTGACGTTCGGTGGTGGCGATGAATTCGGCCACATCCATGCCTTCCTCGACCGCGTCCGCCGCGTCCCACTTCTCGGGGCGGTCGTCCGGCGGCAGCAGAACGGACACCGACAGGGCGCCAGCAGCCAAGACGGCTTGCGCGGCCGCCACGGCGTACCGCCAACCGGGTTCGTCCTTGTCCGGCCAGATCACCACGTGCTTTCCTTCGAACGGCGACCAGTCGGTTTTCTCGACCGGGGCCTTGGCCCCGTTCATGGCCGTGGTGGCGCAGATCCCGGCATCGATCAAAGCCTGGGCGGCCTTCTCGCCTTCGACCAGGACCACTTCGGACGCCGACTTGATGCCCGGCCGGTTGTAGAGCGGCCGCGGGTCGGGTGCTTTCATCTTGCGGTTCAGCACATCCCAGGGCCGGAACTGCTTTCCGCTGGGCGGATCGTAGCGATACACACAAGCGGTGAGCCGGCCGTCCTCGTCCAGATAGTCCCACTTGCCGGTGACCGGCCCCAGGTCGTCGGTGGGCGGGTTCTTTGCCTGGCTAGCCCGGTCGTCATGCAGGGTGCGGCTTCGGCCATCCAGCCATTCTCGGATGTCATCCATGATGGCAGGAAAATCCGTGCGCGTGTCTCGCCCAGAAACCGCAGCCCAGAGGCCGATGATGTCGCCGCCCTCGCCGGTAGCGAAGTCGTGCCACATGCCGGCCTTGGCGCCGGTCAGTTCCACTGACAGGCTGTCGCCGCGATTGCCCTGGACGTCGCCCACCAGGAATTTGCCGCGCTGGAAGACGCCGCCTGGCAGCAGGTAAGAGAGTACGCCCCGGATGTTGACCAGCATCCGGGTCTTGATTTCCTCGGCGGTCTCGGCGCCGTCCCAGGGACGAGTCTCGTCGAGGCGCTGGGGTTCGGCGTCGTTGAAGTCGCGCCAGCGCTCGAAATCAATCACGTTATCGCCCATCGCTGGTCCTCCAACAGCGGTCAGACCAGGCGCAGAACCGGCATTCATGGAAATCGGGGGACTGGGCCATGCGGGGCAGCAACTCACCCGCCTTGGTCGCCCGGATGATGCGCACCGCCTTGTCGCTCGCCGTCTGCGCCAGACCACCATCGAAGGGCACCAGTTCGTGATGGAGTTCGGCGGTGTCCTTATTGATCGCGGTGAACAGCGCCGGGTTTGCGGAAATCCCCGGCACGGTCTGTTCCATATAGGCCTGATAGGTGGCGATCTGGGCGGCGTAGATCGGCTTCGAGATGACCACGCCACGCTTCACCGTGTCCTTCCAGGATTTGTCGTTGAGCGACTTGCATTCCCAGAGCGCAGGGAAACCGGTCAGCACGGGCCCGGCATCGATGATGCCGTCCACATGGCCGCGAATGCGCCCGCCCGCGACGGAGAACCCAAACTGCTCGCCGCCCGGCCTGTTGCCCTTGGTGGTGTAGAGATCGAACCCAGCCTTGCGCAGCCAGTCGATGGCCAGATCCTCGAACACATGACCGGCGGCGAAGATGCGAAGCGTCTGGCCGTCGAAGTCGCGTCCGTCGTCCTTCGGCGCGTCGGCATACTCGAACTGCAGGGCGCGCTCGCAGGCCACGCCCAGGCGGGAGCCGCCGAGGTAGTTGCGCGCCGGCCTCGCGGCATTCTCCTCTTCCAGGGCCTCGTCGATGAGCGCGTTAATCCGATCGGCCACCGAGGCCGAGTGGTTGTAGTCCAGCATCAGAAAGGGCTCTCCATATCCTCGCCCTTGGCCGTAGCCAACATGGCGTCCTGAAAGCCGCCGACGGCAACCTCGATCAGGGTCAGCACCTGGGCCTCGGTGAGGTCGATCAGACGGGTCTGCCAGCCGATCTCCTCCATGACCTCGGCGACCATCTTCATGGCGGACCGGATCGCAGCCTGTTCCTGCTCGGTCAGGTCAACCATGCCCCAGCGCTCCTTCGCCAAGCGCGACCAGAAGCCTTGGCAACTCATGGAGCAGAACCAGACCGACGGCCGGCGCCGTTTCGAGGGCACCGGGTCGGACCAGCCAAAGCCACGGGCCGGACGCCGACAGACGGCACAGAGCACACCACGCGGATGCCAGTGACGCAGACGAGCGGCAGCATTGTCGGACGGAGGACACATGGATCATGCCGCCCTCCGCGCGTCGCTACTCGCCGAGGCCACCAGGTTGGTGATGGCCCCCTTGTTGAACTGGAAGGTAAGCAGCGCCGAGGCTTGATAGCGGGTCAGGCCGAAGTCCTGACGGTACTGGGGCGGCAGGTATTGAAGCTGCCGTTCCGTTGCCGGCTGGTTAAGCCAGGACCGGGTTTTGTGGGCGCTCTCGTCGGTCTCGTTCTCGTTGAGCCAGTCGTCGGCCGCCGCCAGGCAGACGGTGCGCTCGCCCACGGCCAGCAGCCGCGAGCGCTGCCCCTTCGCTCCGCCGATGGCATGCCAGCGTCCGTGCAGAAAGAAGATCCCGCCCCAGGCACTGAAACCGTTGGCGACCAGAGCCGCGTCATCGCCGAAGAGATCGCACCAGCGGAAGCTGGAGCGCTTCAGCAGGTCGATCTCAGACATGACGAAGTCGGTGAGCGCGGTCGCCTCGCCTTCGCCCGCGCCGACGGTTTCCCAAAGGTAGCCGCAGAGGGGACATTCGCCGCCCGCCAACGGCACCTGGGCGCCGCAGTCCGGGCAGTCCTTGGTCGGAGCCTCGCCGTCCCCGGTCTTGCCGTCCAGATTGACGTCCTGTTCGAGGCATCCGTGCAGCAGGGTCGAGGTGCCGAAGTCGAGCACGATGCAGTCGGTCTTGACCTGGCCTGGGAACTCGTTCGGATCGACGGTGCGCAAGCCACGCCCGACCATCTGGATCATGGTCGACTTATAGGAACTCGGGCGCAGCAGGACGACGCAGCCGGTCGGCTGGTGGTCCCAGCCCTCGGTCAGCACCGCCACGTTGACGATGACCTGGGTATCGCCCTTCTCGAAGGAGCGCAGCACCGAGCGGCGTTCGGCCTCGCCCATGTCACCATGGACCATACCGGCGGCCACGCCATCCACAAGAAAGGCGTCGGTGACGTTGCGGGCGTGATCGACTGTTGAGCAGAACACCACGGTCTGCCGATCGCCCGCCTTCTCCCGCCAGTGACGGATCACAGCCTCGGTGATCGGCGCCTTGTTCATGATCGCGTCGACCGCCTTCATGTCGAAGTCGTCGACGGTCTTGCGCACACTCTTCAACGCCTCCTGAGCGCCGACGTCGATGACAAAGGTGCGCGGCGGCACCAGGTGACCCGACGCGATCAGTTCGCCGATGGTGATCTGGTCGGCGACGTTGGAGAAGACGGGCCGCAGACCCTTTTTGTCGCCCCGGTTGGGTGTCGCCGTAACGCCGAACACCCGGAGGTCCGGATTGCGGTCCCGCGCCCGGTCGATGATCCGCCGGTAGCTGTCGGCGGCCACATGGTGGGCCTCATCGATCACCAGCAGATCGAGCGGCGGCATGGCATCGAGATTGGCGGACCGGGCCAGGGTCGGGACCATGGCGAAGGTGGTCCGCCCCCGCCAGGACTTGGTACGGGAGTCGACGATCGAGGTGCTGACTTTCGGATTGACCTTGGCGAACTTGAGCACGTTCTGCGCCGTCAGTTCGTCGCGGTGGGCAAGCACGGCTGCCTTGGCGTCGTTGCCCTCCAGCATCCGGCCGACGAGCCCTGAGAGCATGATCGTCTTGCCGGCCCCGGTCGGGGCGACGCCCAGGGTGTTGCCGTGTTCATCGAGCGCATCGACGGCGCGCTCGACGAACACCTTCTGGCGGGGTCGGAGAAGCATCGGCCCGTCCTCCTACTGCGCCCAGGCCGGGCGGCCCGGATTGGCGGCGGGCTGCGGCGCCGGGGCGGCCGGCGCCGAGGTCGTCGCGGCGGACGGAGCACTGCCGCCCGGACGCCAGAGGCCACCGTTCTCCTGGAACGCCTTCCAGTCCTTGGAGCCCGGCGTGACGGCGAAGCGGATCTCGTTCTTGGCGTCGCCGTTGGCGTCCTTGCCGACGTCGATCTTGGCCAGAAACTCGATGCCGTCGAGGTCGGCGAACCCGTTGATCCGGCGCGCCGCCTGGGCCTGGGGCGAATTGTCCTTGTCCGACAGCCCGCGTGCCGAGTTGAGGATACCGCGCACGAAGGAGCGGCCCATGTTGCCCCACTCGGGCCCCTTGAGGCTCAACAGGCCGATCAGCGACCAGACCTTGCGGCGGGCATGGGCGCCTTCGAGGATGACGAACTCGGCATTCAGGTAGACCGAGCCCGTGGTCTCGTTGCGGGTTGCATAGCCGCCGGTCCAGCCCTGGGAGGGATCGTCATAACCGCCCGGCTTGAGGGTCATCCGCACGGGCACGACGGAGCCCTTGGGGATCAGATCGTAGGAGTTCTGGGACTCCGCGTCGTTGTAGTCGTTCCACGCACCAGTCATGGTCAGGACGCTCCTTCATTGTCTTGGGAAACAGGGGTGTCGGCGGGCTGGGATGCAGGGCGGCCAAACGCCAGCCGCTCGCTCGCCGGTTTGACGGGGCCGCCTATCTTTTCCATCAGGCGGCCGAGATGGGGTTCTTCGATCTGGTCGAGACGCCCGCTGCGATCCTTGGCGGGAAAGCCGAAGGGGTTGAGGGTCTGGCAGACGAAGGCCCGGAAGGGCTCGCCCTCGCCCTGGCTCACCTCGGCCATGGTGATGACCTCGTCGACGATGCCCGGCAGTTCGTTGCCGGTCTTGGAGCCGTCGATCTGCGGGACGAAGACGCGCCGGTTGAAGTCGTCGAGCTTCTCGTCGAGGATTCCGACGAACCAGACGTTCTTGCCTCGGCTGTGCTGCAGGTGGGTGAGCCAGGCAATCATCTCCTGGCCGTGCAGACCGTAGGCGCCGCGCATGTCGGGCTTGCCCGTGCGCTCGGAGACTGCCTGCGGCTGGCCCTTGCACCACTGGAAGCACAGACGTCCGGCGACCGTGATGCTGTCGATGAAGACGGTCCGGTACTTTTCCAGCGCCGCCGGATCACCGAAACGCTCGCACACCGCCTCGAAATGCGCCTGGCTGTAGACCTGGTCCTCGCGGAGCGCCGGGTTCGGGCCGCCGATGAAGACGGCGAAGTCGCGGCATTCGGCCCAGGTTCGCGGCCGGATGGTGTCACCGGGCCAGCCCTCGATGGCAAGGTCGCCGGCCTCCAGATCGAAGAACAGGGTGGACGGCGCATCCAGCGTCCAGAGCAGCGAGGTCTTGCCGATCCCTGACTTGCCGAAAATGCATCCCTTGACGCCGCGCCGTTCGGCCAGACGCTCGTCGGCGGAAATGATGGGGAGCGCGCTCATTGTTCGCCCTCCCCGAGGATCAGCTTGAAGCTCTCCTTACCCGTACGGACGGTGCGGGCTTCGGCGAATGCCGACTGGATGTGTGAAGGCCAGGCCGTGTACTTGCGCTCGGAGACCTTGAAGGAGATCTCCACGTACTCACGGGGATCCTCGCCGTCGGCCTTGATGCGCTCGACCAGGTCGGCCAAATGGGCCTGGTCCCAATCGACGCGTTTGGGGAGTTCCGCCACCACGGTAACGGCACCGTTCTGGAAACGAGCCGTACCGGTATCCCTTCCTTCGGACCGACGTTGGTCCGCAGCGCGCGAAGAGAACTTCCGGGTGATGGCTCCGTCGAGCCAGTCCTTGGCGGTCTTGGCCGAACGCATGGCTGCATCGGCTTCCTCCTGCAGCAAGGCAAGGGTCTCTGCCGGCAAGTCGGCGATGTCGCCGATCGGCATGTTGGATAGGTCGTTCAAAGTGGGACGATTGGGGATGCTCATTGCCGCCTCCCCTCAAGCCGACGCCGAAAAGGCGTTGTCGGCGGTGCTCTTGCGCATCTGCTCCGCCTCGAAAGCCTCGACGTCTTCCAGGCGGTACACGACGCGGCCGCCGATCTTCAGGAAGGCGGGCCCTTCGCCCGTCCACCGCCAGCGTTCCAGCGTGCGGTGGCTGATGTTCCAACGATCGGCCAGTTCGATCTGATTGAGATGCCGAACGGTCATCTGTCTCTCCTTCGGTTCAATTCGAAAACCTGCGGAGAGGATGGCGCTCGATCAGAAATCCGTCGTCGGGATCGCCGATGGACCGTTAGGGGACGAATTAGGATGAATCAGGGGGATTTGAGGGGATCAGTTGGGGATAGCCGGGGGATGGTCACACACCCAAACACACAAAAAGCCCGGCGGACCGGGCTTTCGAGAGGGGGATTTACGAGAACTGGATGTTGAGGCGGTATTTGCCGCGACGATCGGATTGGATCAGCATCCGCCAGTCGGGCTGGGTTTTGAAGAGGTCTGCCATGCGGGTGCAGGACGAGCCCGCCTCCGCCAGCACCAGCTTGCCATGCCGCCACGGAGATGCAGTCGTCGCGGCCTCATAGAGGATCCGCACCACCTGGGCCTGGATGGGACCAAGCGTGTACGTCCGATCCCCCAGCGTCACCTCACTGAAGTCATTGCGCTGGGAGAACACGCTTTCCGTCGTCCGGGGCGTTCCGCCAAGGCCATGTTTGGCCTCGGCCCTGTTGCGCTCTTCGCGGCGGACCACAAGCTCTTCGCGCTTCACAACGATTCCCTCTTCGGGATGAAGGACTTGGCAATACTCGGCGTCAGGCGCATCGAAATGTTGGACCTCGATCTCGCCTTCGTGGAACAGCTTGTAAACGTCGTGTGGACGGAGATCCTGCAGCCCCTGGAACCAAGCCTGCTCCTCCGGGATGCTGAACCATTGGCCGTCGTCCGTCTCCTCGTAGGATCCGCGCTCGATTCGGACGCCATAGAGGCGGACCGAGACTTTGAGAAGACCGTTTTCCGCCAAATAAGCGAGATCACGCCGAGGAATACCCCAGCGTTCTTCGACCTCCTCCAGGGCATAGTAGTCTTTTTCAATCCCAGCCATCCGCATCATCCCGCACGCCCACGTTCCGCTTTTGTTTTATTCTCTTGACCCCGACAAATCAATCCTTTTTAATCCACACAATCCACAGGATTAAGGTGACCCGATGCGATACACCATGGCCGACAGGCTAAAGGCGAGATCCAGACAGCTCGGCATGACCGCCGGGCGTGTCGCCGAACTTGCAGGTATCAACAGGTCATTCGTCTACGACATCATGCGTGGGCGATCCGAAAACCCGAATCAAGAAAAGCTCGATCTGGTCTGTGGCGTTCTCAATGTCGAGCGCAACTGGCTCCTTCATGGCGTCGGAGATGTCGATGGCGAGTCGCCGATCATGGAAGATCCCATGGAGGCCTTCGTCAGCATCCCGTCTGTTGAGGTGACCGCCTCCATGGGTGGCGGCAATCTCGTCACCGACGAAGTCGAGGATGGGGAGCCCTATCACTTCCAGCGATCCTGGATCGTCCACGACCTGAAGGCAGACCCTTCCAGCTTGCGGATCATGCATGTCGAAGGCGATAGCATGATGCCGACCCTGAATTCCGGCGACGTGGTTCTCGTCGATCTGTCGCGGAAGTCCCCCACCCCGCCCGGTATCTTTGTCCTATTCGATGGAATGGGGTTGGTCGCCAAGCGCCTTGAGAACATCCCCAACAATGACCCGCCCAAGGTTCGTGTGATCTCGGACAACACCTTCTACAGCCCCTACGAACGGACGGCTGACGAGATCAACATCATTGGGCGGATCCGCTGGTTTGCGCGAGAAATCTGAGATGATTGAGCTTCGCAAAATTGATGACGACGAACCGGCGCTGACGCTTTCCCCGATGGTACAGGCCATTGAGAAGATGTTCTCCTATATCGATGAACACGGGGGTATCGGATTAACCCCTTCCAAAGCGTTCAAGCGAACCTTCGTTCATTGGGCTGCGGCTGAGTTCAAGTGGCCGGGCTTTTCCGAGAGCGATCTGTTCGCGGTCAACAAAGTCCTGAACGAGATCGACTTCCCACCTCTCATGGATCTGCACGACATCCTCATCGCGCTGAAGATCGGCAGACACTACAAGGCACAGTTCAAACTCACCAAGTCCGGGGAAACCTTGGTCGGCCATCCCGGACGGGTATTCGGGATCGTCATTCCCTTCTACCTGTTCGAAGTCGATCATATGCGGTTTTCACGCCGTGCTGAGCAACCACTGGGGAACTGGGACATCTTCCTGAATGTGCTCAATGTTGAAGCCGAGAATGGCATCACGGGTGGAGACTTTCGAAGCGCCCTCTTTGGCAATCCAGACGCGAATGAGACGTTCGACTACCTCCAGAGCAGTCTGTACGTTCAGGTTTTGAGGCCCCTCTGCTGGGCCGGGCTGCTTGAAGAAAAGCGCATCGGAAAGTCATCTCGGACCCATCAAAGCATCTTTTCCAAGACGCCGCTGTGGAAGGCAGGGCTAAAGCTATGAGACGGCGACGTTCGAACACCACTGTTCTACGCATTGCCAAGTGGCTCGGAACAGCAACCGGGGTAGCCGGTGCAGTTATCATCGCCGCGAACCTTGGCATCGTGGCCCATGGTTTCGTGTTGTTCCTTATCTCGTCCGTTCTTTGGAGCGCCGTAAGCTGGGTTCAGCGCGAAGCAAGTCTACTGGTACTCCAAGCAACATTCACCGTTATCAATGTGATCGGAATCTATCGATGGCTCGGCGCTTGAAACGATACATCTTTGCGGCAGCGTTGATCGCAAGTCTGCCATGTTGAGCGGCTCCAGCAAATGCGGAGGACCTCGTCGGACGCGCCTCTGTCATCGATGGAGATACAATCGAGATCCATGGCCAACGGATCAGGCTCCATGGGATAGACGCGCCTGAAAGTCGGCAGCTATGTAGGAAAGATGGGCGAGAATATCGATGCGGACAACAGGCATCCCTGGCTCTAGCCGACAAAATCGAAACACGCCCCGTCACGTGCGAACAGAGGGATATTGATCGCTACAAACGGATCGTTGCCATTTGCCGAGATGGTGAGGAAGACCTGAACGCCTGGATGGTGTTGCAGGGCCACGCGGTTGCCTATCGCCGCTATTCCAAGGACTACATCGCAGCGGAAGAGCGAGCCCAAGCCGAGAAGCGTGGCATCTGGTCAGGGCAATTCACTATGCCATGGCTCTGGAGACGGGGGGAGCGGCTCAAATGACAAGGCCTTGGGAGGCGATCGTGCTGAGCACGACAGATTTACATATTGGCCGTCGACAGCAGATTCCGTCCGATGTAAAAGTGGACACCTCGAAAAACCTCCCCTTTGTCGCCGGTTTCTGATTCACTGACGGAATCGGTCCCGGGAGAGTGGAATGAAGGGTCAACTTGGATTTTTCG